GTAGACACCTGCAGGGCCCCGAGCGCCGTCGCTGCCGCATCCCATTGGTCATGCAACAAGGTCAAGACCCGCTCAGTCGTTCGAACCTCTTCCGCCAATTCAGCCAGCAGTTGGTCTTCGGTCTGAAACCCGAGCTGGATCTTGCTGTACCATAGTTTAAAATCAACCGGCGAGGCGTCCAGCGGGACCACATCATAGGTCAATGACGGCAATTGCATAAGGACCTCTTTCTTGGTTCGTCGTAACATCACTTGCCTTAGCAGGGCGCGGAGTTCAGGAAGTCGGCTCGCCTTCGTACCAACAATTTTTGTCCCGTACACCGTCTCAACGGTATCGCAAAAGTACCCCACAAAATCCCAATAGTTCCCTCGGTACACCCCGAACGCATGGAGCATCGGCCATAATTCACCTGCGTGGTTCTTGGCCGGGGTTCCGCTGAGACACCAGAGCCGCGGCCGCTTGGACAAGTGCGCGTAAACGAGCCCGGTCCGTTTCGAGGTCAGCCCGTTCAGATAGTGGCTCTCGTCGCATATCACGCAATCCCAATCGGTCGAGCGCATCCACGTACTCACGGAACTCCGTATCGCTAAGTCGTACGAGCAAATAATCCCATTGCCGATAGGCCTGCTCTTGCATGTTGTGGTGACAACTGCGCACGAAAAGCCGAGCCCGTAGAACGTCTCGAACTGCCGCGCCCAATGGAGCCGTGCGATCGAGGGACAGAGGATCAAGACGTTCCGGCATTGGGCCACCTTTACCGCGAAAATCGCTTGCGCCGTTTTACCGACCCCTGGTTCGTCGGCTAAGAGGGCGTGGGTCTTACTGGCTAAATGCAACGCGCCGTCGACCTGATAAAACCGGGTTTCGATGTCATTCACACCGTATCCATCGATTCTAATTTCAACCGTACTGGTCGGCCCATCAACTTTGGTCGGTCGCCCAACAACGCCCGATAGGCCTCAAGTCCCATGTGTTCCTTCACAACTTCTTTCAGGTACTCAAAATTCTTTGTCTGTACCCGCCATTCCAGATCATACAGATCCAACGCGAACAATTTTTTCGCCGCATCTTGGATCTGGCGATACGCCTGTTCGCTGTTGAGGACCAGCGAGACTGAGCACGCAATCTTATACGATCCGCCGTTAAACACCCGATAGCCGACAAAATCAAGCCGTTGATATCTTGCCATCGCTACCGCCTCCCCTTGACTGCCGTTCGGACCTTTTGCTTAATATCTCCGGCATGTGCGGCATACCACGCTAAGAGCGCCGCTTCGGCTTTCCCGTCGTCGCTCGCACGGCTGAACATGTCTTTATAGTCTGGAAAGACTTCCATGGCCCGCGCCCGCGCCCGATTCTTATCCGACGGGCATTGCATGGCCGTTTTCCAGGCGGACGGATCGACGTACAGGATCCGCTCGACGGGGCGTATCTGTTTCAGGCACTCAACCAAGGCGAACAACCGTCCGCAGGACACCCCAAAGGTAAACTGTGACGTAGCCCCGGCGCCCGGCATGGCGTGCGGTTCCTCAATGATAATCGTTTGAAAAGTCGTCTGACTCCAAATATTGAAGATCGCCCACAGCGCCGGAATATCAATCTCATGCCGCTTTTTCTTGTTGACGAGTTTCCAGCGTACCGGGAGATCCTGCATCAGCAGATAGTTAATACTTGGATCATAAAACGCAATCGCCCCTTTCAAGCCCGGATCGATCCCGATCATCATGGCTGCACCTTCACCCAGCGGCCCAGCAGCGCCTTGATCGGCAACATCGCCACCTCCAGCCGATCCAGCGGCTTCGGTTCCGGGATCACCACATCCCGCGCAAGCAACACACCGAGTTCCTGTTGCGCCACCTTCAGCGCCGCGAGATCCTTGATCGATTGCAGCTCCCACCGGCTTGCCCGCTCGTGCTCTCGGGTCACTTCAGCTTGATACCACACCACCCCCGCTCGCATCGCCTCCATGTCGCCGAGGCGCTCCTGGCTCATCGCCTCAACCGTGGCGCACTCTCGCTGCCCCGGCCAATAGAGGCCCATGATCAGCAGGCATGTCATGAGACCAGCAATGGACCAATTCAGCCACATCCGGACTCGCCGATTGGAGAGATTGGCCTGAGTGAGCTCGTCATGGAGTCGGAACAACGCCTCTTGGGTTTGATGGATCACTTTCATCCTATCGGTATTGGGCTCGCACACCTGGCATATCACTGCACCGTGTTTGCATTGTGCTTCCATTATCCCCTCTCTGGAACAACGTGAACTTCAAAGTGCATTTCCACACAGAACGGTAATTCTATTTCTGAATTGTATGACGGGTACCTCTCGAATCATTATCCTCTGCCGTCGCCGTAGCCGTAGCCGCCGCCGTAGCCGCTGCCGTCGCCGTAGCCGTCGCCGCCGCCGTAGCCGCTGCCGTCGCTGTCGCCGCTGCCGCTGCCGCTGCCGTAGCCGTCGCCGTCGCCGCTGCCGCTGCCGCTGCCGCTGCCGTAGCCGTCGCCGTAGCCGTCGATACCTATACTTTCCATACGGGTACCTCTCGAATGGATTTCCGAGCGGACGGACTCACTAACAGTAATTCTATCCCCTCTGTGAGGACCACCAACGGGACTGGGGCAGGGAATTTACACGCATCGTGGTGCTTTACCCCCTCATTTGCTAACTGCGACAACGAAGCCGCTCCCGACCAATACCACAGCCGCCGAGCATTTTTAAGCCAGACTTCTTTCCCTTGTCTGAATACCAGCGTTCCTGCAAAAACGCCCGCTGAATACGTCCGACAAATAATGTAATCCCCCTTTTTCAAACTGCCCTGACCCTTCTTCATATCGCTCTCCTTGTGTAAGTGTGTCTCCTCCTGCTCCAATTCTTCCTTCAGCCAGCCCATACATCCCCTCCAAGGTGGGCACGGGTCGCACACCGTTCTGACCTACCCCATTGAAGGGATCGGTAGGTAGCGTCTTCGTTTGTCACCTCGTTCGAGGCCCGTGCCCGTTCTGGTTCACCCCGGTTACACCTGAATCGTGAGCGGTTGTGGTAGCTTTGGAACCCGCATCGTCCCCGCTTTCCACTTCCACAACATGCCAACCTCTAGCCGGTATAAACTCATCAGGCGATACTCTCGCGCATGCTCGGCAATATCCTGATAAACCGCGCTATGACAAAATCCTGAACAGTTCTCTGTGAGCCATTGGCACACTACGAGGCAGTGTTGACACGTGGGATAGTGGTCCCATTCCCCATCAAAGAGCCCTGAGTAGATCCGGTAGGGCTCACCGACATTGATGATTCGCCCGCACTCTGTACACTTGTGCCCCTTGCGAGATTTCTTGATGTCTCTACTTCCGTGCACTTGGAAACACTCAGCATTTTCGATCATACACATAGGTCACCCTGCGTTGTTTCGGCGGTCCTCATCCGTAATCAGCGCGTCCTCTGCCGGATCGTAGGACAGGTCATGTGTCGGCACAATCTCCCCTGACGGCGGCGTAGACTCGTCCGGCGCATCCAGCCCCAGATGGTGATACATCTCATTGTGTTGATGCCGCAAAAGATTCATGTCGTTGACTCTGAGTAGGTCAAATCGGTTCATGATTGCCCCTCCATTATTTCGTGGTAATCGTATTGTTGCTATTGATGTTCGTCGTTTTCTTGCCGATGTTCGTCGTCTTTATGCTGACGTTGTCACTCCCACTCTTCGAGACCGCGTCACCGCCTTCGGCATGGGCTCCCCCGCCATTCTGCGTCACACTATCACCAGAACCCTTCAACCCTCTCCCGATCTGATGGCCGGCAAACGCGACCCCAGCCGAAATCATCGCTGCACTAACCGGCCCTTGCACGAGTGATGCAATTGATTGATCGGACGCCAGGACATACTTATGTTGTGGCATGTCTTGCACCGGCACACACCCCACGTACCAGGTGTGCTCATTTCCATCTCTCCGTAGTTCGGCCATTTCCTCAGACGTACGTTTCTGCTTACAGTGGAATACACCGGCGGTATGTGGCTGATTGACCGACCACCGAGAACTTGCCACATCCCTCGTCACAATGTGGTGCACCCGATCCGTTGCATCCGGTATCGCAAACCCGACTTCCTGCAGCCCATGACTACACCCAGCCGCACCCAACCCCAACAGAACCCAGCCAAACAGATGACGACGTGCTTTCAACACGGACCCTCCTTGGTTAACAGAATTCTGCGAGTGACTCTGGATCATGGTTCCTCCCCTCCTTCTTGGTTGGTGATGGTGACGGTCAAAATTCCGCGCTCAAGCGCCGTCCGAACGAGCTGGACGGCGTTCTTCACATGCCACTTCCCATACATGATATACAGCCGATTCGCGATCGTGGATTCGTCGAGCCCTAATTCGTTCGCCGTCTCTCTGCGCGTCATTCCCTTCCATACGCACATCAACACCGCGAGTTCCCGGGGAGTGAGGACGTCTCGATCGATGATCATAACGTCACCCCCACAAATCCTCCGACCACATCCAGTCCGGCGTTTCGCTCATGGAGCCCGGCGTTCGACGCATGCCCCCACAGGGCCCCTAGATGGTATCCGTTATGGCTCAGAAAGACCGCCGCCCCCGTCCAAAATTGGGTGTGGAGCGGCAATTCCGGGATATCGTGCCTCAGGGTATGGCTGACGCCGAATCGTGGCTGTATCGTCAACGTCGTCTGTTCCGCAACGGGGATTGTGAGCCCGTACTGAATGCCTCCGGCCACCAATCCGCTTGAACTGGCGAACCCATGGACCCCAAACCCGGACGGACAGCTTTGCACTTCAACAAACGCTCCGTCGAAATTCGAGACGTGGGCGCTATTTGGATACAGGGTGCTTAGCCCGCCAAGGAGCAGCGTCGGGGCCAGGCACAACTGGGCCAAGGATGCCATGATCGGTTCCATCGGTGTCCTCCGTTCGATGTGTCAGAATATCCCGTTCCACGAGGGTCGCGTAGCCGGCAATATCATGCCAATGATCCGGCTCATTCGGATTCCCGCACAGGATTCGGGAAATTTTCACCGCGATCATCAACAAGGCGTCTTCTTCTTGATTCGTCAAGGCGCGCCAACACTTCCCGGTCTGCATCGTGCGCCGGAGCGCCGTCGCAAGTTCCGCATGTTCGTGATAATCCCCATGCGTGCGGTGCCGGTCTTTCAATGTGTCCGATACGTCGCTCATGAGTCAGCCCGATCCTTTCTCGCTTCTCCAACTCGCACAATTCCCTCGGAGTGCAGCGTCACAAGCCCGTATTTCGCCCCAAAAAACTTCATCGCTGCAGAGACGACTTCTGTGAAGTTATTGAAACTCTTATCAAAATTGCCCTTGAATTCAAATTCACCTGACACGATATGGAGCTGATAGGACAGGCCCGATCCGGCGATACGGTGAATATAGATCCCCGAAATCGGGATCGGCCCTTTTAACGGATTCTGTGGGGTATAGGTCATAACTCAAAATCCTCCATCGTCAATAAGATCCCGCGTTCCCGAGCCGCCTGCCGCACCGCCAACCAAGCCGAGGGGGGAATGCGCCCATCTGTCCCGCCTTCTGATTTGGGGTACAGCCATCGGTACACCACCGTTCGGGACCGTGCCGGCGCGAGGGCTTCGGCGAGGGAGGCTGGGCCCCCAAATTTAATCGCGATCTTCGCCGCTTGCTTACTTGGAGTTGGATAGCCCATGAGGCGATCAAGCTCCATCTGATTCGCCTTTTCTAAAATGGCGGATGCCCAGGCCCGCTTTTGCTCCGTCGTCAACGCCGCGGTCTGGGGGGAAGGTGTCCCAGGTGACGGGGCTGGCTTCGGGACATCGTATTGAGCGGCGAGGCGGGACATCCGCTTAGACCCTAAACTCAGAATGTGTTTGCGATGATCGTAGGATCGGTATTTCTTCACCGGATGCAGCCTGTTGTGCAACTCCCGTATGTCGTTCTTGCTAGGCATGGTTTCGTTGTATCAGGAATCGAAACATCTGTCAAGAGGGTTTTTCTTTCGGCTACGAAAAAAGTTCATCCAAGCTGGGCGCCGAAGCGTGGGATGGGCGCATCGGGGCCGGGCGCCTGTCCCCTTCGTGTCGTTCAAGTAACCGGCGCAACCCTGATGCGCGGTATCCTGGAATCTCAGCGCGTCCGGTCTCGTAGTTTGAAATGGTCTGAAGCGATGTCTGCAACTTCTGAGCCAGCGCCCCTTGCGAAAGCCCGAGATGCTTTCTTGCTTGGCGAAAGTTCTCTTTCTTACAGAGCGATCCGGTTATAACGGTCATTGTAAGCCCCCCTTTCTGTATTTTCACCGTATCACGGCACCGTAAATTATGTCAAATATATAATCCTGTCTGTATGAATGAGGACAGAATATTTATCTGTAGCCATATCATAGGACATGCTGAAACCCGCCATGGGAGAGGGGGTTGGCCCCCGGTGTCTATATTGTCTATATTATATTATAAAATAAATAGGTCCGGCACCCCCCGGTACCCCCCGGTAGAGGCCGCTTATAATAGACAGCGGACGGGAGGTTGTGAAAACAGTGCAACCCCTTGGAATATAAGACAAAATACCGTGGCTTGTGGGAAATATAGCTCTAGACAGACTGGACGGACCGACGGGCCCCCGATCAATCGGGAGTCCGTCGGCATGAGGTAAGCTATTGATTCAGAAGGGAAAGAATTAATTGTGCGGCGAGATAGATTAAGGTGAATGTGCAGAGCAGCCCGCTGATAGTTGAGATCAGAGACCAGGAATGCGTTTTAAACCAGTGATAGGTGAGATACCATCGATAGGGATGCATATCGGTTAGGCCCTCCCGTTATTCTGAGCATTGGCCAGGCGACGATTGAGCTCTGCCGTTTCATCGGTATAAAATCCGCAGAGTGGGCATCGCCGCATGTAGATTTTCATGCCGTCTTCGATGACCGCTTCCTCGACCATCAAACCTTTGCAACGTGGGCAATGTGAGTGATTCATGATTGGGTCTCCTTATAAGATTGGTTAGGGGTTAGTTCCGTTCTGCTTCGAGCCGTCCGGCTTTCAGGATGCTATCCGCCGCGCTGAAGACTTTTGCGTATCTCGCTTTTTCGCTTCCCTGATTCGCATTCCAATGCTGGATATAGGCACGCGATGAGGAAAGGTTCTGTGTATGACCCAAGGCGCACATGACAAGGTAGGCGGTCAGTTCCGCTTCAATCTCTTTGATATCTTTCGGAAGGGTCTCCGAGTCTCCCATCAAGGACTGCTCGGCATGTAAGAGACAATGGCCGATTTCATGACAGGTAGTCTTGAACGGATCAAACGCGAGCGGTGATACTGCGATGGTCAGCTGTGCCGGTCTGGCGTAGCCTTGCGTATTGCCATCAGTATGAAGGAATGATTCTTTCGTGATATTCAAGGCCGATAGGGCTTTATCCAGGCTGAATCCAGGAGTTAAGGGAGAGGTATATTCAGGAGCATTTGCCATTGGCTCCGTTTGAGAGAGTCCAAACCAATTTCGACGTTCGATAAAAATGGTTTTTGTGCGTTCCTGTCCGTCTTTCTCCTCTTTGATCGTGAATGGCATAATGAGGCCGATAGCCTTTTGACCTTTTTTAACCTGGCGTCCGATTTTCTGCCATCCAGGATAAGTGTTGATAGGTTCCGGTTGGCCTAGCTGGCATAAGGCTAACAGTTGGTTACCGAGTGAATAATTCCAGAAAGCCGAATAGGCTTTTGACAATTCGCCAGGTTCGCTCAAAGCTTGTTGTGTGAGTTTTTCATAGTCATGTTTCATCGGTTATTCCCCTTTCATCGGTTCGAGACAATCGTCGGTGCATCCGACACATGTATCGGTGTAGCTATTCCAGCAATCAATGGTGTCGGCATAATACCAAACGGTACAGGCTGAGAGAACGCAGAAGATCAGAATCAGGAAGATATCGAACGGTTCGTGGTCGTTCATTCTTGGCGGTTTCGGTTGTTTGATTGTGTTGAGCATAGGTTATTCTCTTTCTTCTGATATTTCACAGTTAAAATTCACAGTGGCTACTGTAATCGCGGCATCGAAGTCAATACAGTCCTCGCTTCTGTGATTCGAGTGCATAAGATCAGAAATGATGTCCTGTATAACCGATTCACCATCGCCCCCGTATTTTGCGATATAGGCGCCGATGATGTAGTCCCCTCGTTCGGCTCTGTCGCTGTTTGTTGGTTCGTTCATGCCGTCCTCCCCATGGTTAGTAGTTGAGCATTGGGTATTCTCCTTATTCTGTAGCTGATATTAATTCTCCTTGATGTTCCCGGCCGTAGCATCCGCAGCGCATGGTTTCAGGGTGGCCGCAGTTTTGCACGCGATATCCGATTATCCAGCATTGCCATTCATAGCTGAAACCGTTTTTAATGATGCCGTTGACGGTTTCGTTTGATGATTGTCTGCTCATTTCGCCCTCCCTATGGTTAGTAGTGACTGTCCCCGTATATCTATGGAGAGATTTTACATGTTTGTTTCGAGGATTGCAACAAAAAAGATAGAGCAAATAGAATTATTTTCGCTGCAAAAACCATGCCGTATAATGATGACTATGCTCGCAAAGCCGCATGAATACAGCACAGAAGAGATTGATGCCGCTCTTGACCTCACGTCTAACGGAGTCCCTATAAAGGATATCGCCTCTGCGTTAGGGCTCTCTATCTTAGGGTTTCAAAACTTGTTGCGTAGAGACCCTATTTTAGCAGGTCGTTTTAAGCAGGCTCGCGAAGTGGGATTTATCACAAGAGCCGAAGCATTACCGGAACTTGTGCGAATGAACGTGTTCTCTGATCCGAATCATCTACGGATCATGGTTGACACCGAGAAATGGCTACTTTCCAAGCTGCATCCAGCCGTATTCGGTGATAAGATTGCCCTTCAAGTGGAAACAGTTGACGTATCGGGGGCGTTGAAAGAGGCGAAGGAACGAGCACAGATTATCGACATAACACCACAAGTCGAGCAAATTCCCGACCCATTTGCAGAGTGATTCATCTATATGTAGTAGCCATAATTTTAGATACACCCTGATTGCTTAATTATCAACGAGATACGAGTTGACACAATGACAGTTATCAGAAGCCGAGCGTATGGTATAGTTCTAGCATAATGCAAGTATTGGGCCGTGCAGATTTTCAGCGATACGGGGGGTATGGGGGGCTGGGGGCCCAAACTTCCGATGTCACCCGCGCATGAGCGGTACCTTCGACGGAGCGAGTTATCGCGACAAAAAAATTATTTTTTTTATCATTTTATAAACTCTAGGTAGTTTTCCCTATGCCACTCAAATACACCGTCCAAGGCGAAAAAGCGTTGATGTCGGAGTTGTGGGATCCGCAGATAGCGGATGATCTCGAACGGTTTGTCTTATTCGCGTATCCCTGGGGAAAAGACGGGACGCCGTTGCACGATCAGCCCGGCCCGCGGACCTGGCAACGAGACAAGCTGCAAGCCCTGACGGAGCATGTCAAACTCCAAAAGCTCCACAAACAGATCGGGCTCGATATCGATATGTTCCGGGATGCGACGGTGTCCGGTCGTGGGCCGGGTAAATCGGCGCTGGTCTCGTGGTTGAAAGACTGGATGATGACCACGCGAGTCGGGTCCACGACGATTATTACGGCGAATACGGAGCCCCAGTTGAAGACCAGGACGTTTGCGGAGGGGAACAAATGGAACACGATGCTCATCAACCAACACTGGTTCAGGCGGTCGGTCCTGTCGATCGAGCCGGATGACTGGTTTCGGCAAGCCTTGATGGAACAATTGCAGATTGACAGCACCTACTACTACTGCAAGGGCCAATTGTGGAGCGAAGAAAACCCGGATGCGTTCGCCGGGGCGCATAACATGTACGGTATGCTGTTGATCTTCGATGAAGCGAGCGGTATTCCGAATAAGATCTATGACGTATCGGAAGGGTTTTTCACGGATATGACGCTCGACCGGTATTGGTTTCAGTTCAGCAATGGCCGGCGGAACGTGGGCGGGTTCTACGATTCGTTTCATCAGAACAAAAGGTTTTGGCGCACGATGCATCTGGATTCGAGGACCGTGGAAGGGATTGACCAGAAACGGTTTCAGGCGATCGTGGAGCAGTATGGGATTGACTCGGATACGGCGCGGATTGAAGTGTTGGGCCAGTTCCCGAAGCAGGGGGCGAAGCAGTTTATCGCAAATGATGCGGTGCATAAGGCACAGGCGCGGCCCTTGCCGGATCCCCAGGATATCCACGCCCCGTTGATTATGGGAGTGGATATTGCCCGGTTCGGCGATGACCATTCCGTCGCGAGATTTCGGCAAGGGCGTGATGCGCGGTCGATCCCCGCGGTGCGGTGGAAGGGGATGGATAACATGGAGTCGGCCAACAAGTGCGCCCACCTGATTGACACCTATAAGCCGGATGCGGTGTGCATTGATGCTGGCCAGGGGACAGGGGTTATTGACCGGCTGAAGGAAATGAAATACCAGCATATTCATGAAGTCTGGTTTGGGGCCGCGGCGGAAGAAAAGGAATGGGCGAACAAGCGAACCGAATTGTATGCTCGGCTTCGGGCGTGGCTCCCCGGCGGATGTTTGGATAGCGATAATGTGCTGTTCACGGATTTGACGGCGCACGAGTACGATTATTTTGGGAAGGCCAAGGATAGTCAATCGTTGATGCCGAAAGATGCGCTCAAGGAACTCATTGGTCGAAGCCCGGATGACGGGGATGCGTTGGCGTTGACCTTTGCGGTCAAAGTGGCGCGGCGCGATCGGTCGCTCATGCGGGGCGGGGTGTTTGACAAAGTACAGAGGCCTCATGGTAGAGTAGCAAGTGGAGTAGACTACAGCGTTTTTACATGACGGAGGCGGGATGCGATGAGCGTGGGAAGTGTCAATCCGCTTGAGTGGCTTTTTCCGCCGGCTGCATTAACGCACGCCGTGGTCGATACGGTCGCGACGGCGGCGACAGGAAAGCCTGCGATTGTGTCGCCAGGATCGGCGGTTGATAAGCAGCGGAAGGCAGAGGCCGAACAACAGCGCCGGATTCAGGAGGCGCAAAAGTTGTCTGAGTCGAGAGCCGCGGCAGAACCGAAACCCCAAACGGCAGAAGATGAATTAGCAAGTCGACGTCGGGCGATTGCAGCGAGTTCGTTTTTAACGGGTGAGCGTCGGGCTACGCAAACCTTAGCGGGAACGGGGACGTTGGGATGAGTCAGATATTCGGGTTTGGTGTCAAAACTCCGGCCTCGTCCATCCCTCCGCCGTCCCCGCGCATGCAGGACGCGTCGGTGCAGAAAAAAGCGGATAACGCGCTGAAGAATATGAATCGAGAGGGGCGGGCCAGTCAGTTCTTGACGACGCCGCAGTTTAATGCCACGCCGTACGAAGACCGGCAACAGCGGTTAGGAGGGCGGTAGCATGGGCGAGGGGCCGCGAGCCGATTTCGCGCAGAACAAGATCAAGGAATACGAACGGCTTAACAGCTTTTCGGGCCACTGGAACCGGGTGTATGAACAGGTGGCGGCGCGGATCTGGCCGGAGTATTCGGGCTTTGCGTTGAGCCAAGGGGTCACGCAACCGGATGGGCGGCAGAAGTATTCGGAAATGGTGGATGCGTCGGGCGCGATCGCGCTGCAGCGATTTGCCGCGGTTGTCAATTCGCTTCTTACACCGGAAGGCCAAAAGTGGCATACTCTCTCGCCGTCTGACAAGGTGTTGAAACGACATCGATCCGTCCGGGAATATTTTGAAGCATGGCAGGAGATTTTGTTTGATTATCGCTATGCGCCGCGTGCGAATTTTACCGGGCAAAAAGCCATGGGATACATGGCGCTGGGCGCGTTCGGGACCGATATTACGTATGTTGATAAGATTGACTTTTATCATGAGCGCGGGGTTCGGTATAAGTCAATCCCGGTGTTTGAGACCGTTACGAAAGATAATCACCAGGGCATCCCGGATACGCTCTATCGGAAGTTTTATTTTACGGCTCGACAGGCGGTCCAGAAATTTAAGAACGGATTTCTTCCTGAGAAAATCATCGAAGACTCCCAGAATCCCAAGAAGACGGAAGAGGCGCATTGGTTTATCCATTGCATTGAACCGCGTGAGGATTACAACCCTCGCCGGGCTGATGAGAGAGGAATGCGCTATGTCGAATACTATATCTCATGTACGGACCCGTCCGTTGTTGAAGAAGCCGGATACCGCGTCTTTCCCTATTCGATCGGCCGCTATCTTCAAGCTCCGGGGGAGACTCGGGGTCGGAGTCCTGCCATGTTGGCCTTGGCCTCACTCCGCACCCTTAACGAAGAAAAGAAAACGATCCTCAAGCAAGGGCATAAGGCTGTTGATCCGGTCATGCTGATTCATGACGACGGGATCATGGATACCGCCAGCGTCCGGCCTGGGGCGTTTATTTCTGGCGGGATGAATGCGGACGGTCGGCCCCTCGTCGGTACGCTGCCTGTCGGGAACGTGGCGCTTGGGCATGAAATGATGACGATGGAAAAGGAGATTATCAACGATGCGTTTTTGGTGAGTCTCTTTCAGATTCTTGTTGAGACTCCTCAAATGACGGCAACCGAAGTCGTTGAACGAACGCGGGAGAAGGGCGTGCTCCTCGCGCCGACGGTCGGGCAGCAAAACAACACGCTCGGGCAAATGATTGAGCGCGAGATCGATGTGTTATCGAGTATGGGCATCGGCCCCCAAATGCCGGCGATTTTGCGCGAAGCGGAGGGCGAATATAAGATCGAATTCGATAGCCCGCTGACCCGGATGGCGAAAGCGGGGGAAGCGTCGGGGTTCATGCAGACAGTCGATTGGGCGACGGAAAAAGCGGCGGCTCTTGGGCGCACGGATATTCTTGATCCGGTCAATTGGGAAGTGGCGATTCCGGAGCTGTTGGAAAATCGGAATGTCCCGTTGCGGTGGATTAATTCCCCTGATAAAATAGCGGCACTGGCCAAACAGCGAGCGGAACAGGCACAACAGCAACAGATGATCGAGGCGGCGCCAGCGGCGTCGTCGCTTATGAAAACCGCAATGACGGCGGGGAAGTAAGATGTCCGAGTTGTCACAAGTCGGGATTCACATAGGGTTCATCATCCTGCTAGTTATTTGCGGATTCATGATTGTGTACGAACTTCGTAAACCCCATGACTGACGAGTATCCAGACCCGGACGACTATCCAATTTATCGTGAACCGGTGGCGCAGGCGCAAGAGTTTGTTACGCAACGAAAAGCCGCGTACCATCGGACGTTTGAGGGAACGGGGGTTGATGGCACAGCGGTGTTGACGGATCTTGCGCATTTCTGTCGGGCGCACACGTCGACATTTGACCCGAACCCAGCAATAGCGAATCGGCTTGATGGCCGTCGGGAAGTCTGGCTTCGTATTCAGCAACACTTACAATTAACCGATCAACAACTCTGGGATCTGTTTCGCATACCACGAATCTAAGGAGGGTCTATGTTTATCCGAAAAGGGCTGATGTTTGACGCGGATAAAGGCGGGGCGGGCGCGAGCGAAGGCGGGGCTGCGGGGGCTGGTGTGGCAGAGGGCGCCGGTTCCGGAAGTGCGGGGCAATCGGCCGCGTTTGATTGGAAGAGTTTTAACCTTGACCCCGCAACACAGAACGTGGTGGACGCGCATCAATGGAAAGATATTCCGTCGATGGTTAACTCCTATTCGAATCTGCAGAAGGTCCTGGGGATTAAAGGGTCAAGTCCGGATCGGGTCCTCGTGCTTCCGAAGGATGGCGATTCGCCGGAAGCGTGGAACGAGGTCTTCACGAAGCTCGGTCGGCCGGCAAAAGCAGAAGAGTACGGGCTACCAGTCCCCGACGGACAGCCGAAAGAGTTTGCCGCGAAAGCGGCGGAATGGTTTCATGAGCTGGGTATCCCGAAAGGGGCGGCGGTGAAATTGGCCGAACGGTTTAATGCCTATGGGTTGGAAATGACCACGGCGCAACAGGCGCAAGTCACCGAGGCGCATAATAAACAAATCACCGATTTGAAAACCGAATGGGGCGCGAACTATGAGTCAAATACACTGGTGGTGGATAAAGCCGCGCAGGCATTCGGGATGAATACGGAGCAATTGGCCGCGCTTAAACAGGCGATGGGTCCCGGTGCGGCGATGAAATTTTTGCATAATATCGGGTCTAAGCTTGGCGCGGAGGGTCGATTTGTCGAAGGTGATGGCGGGCACAGCGATCCGGTCATGAGCCCGTCTCAGGCGCAAGCTGAAATTAGTAGACTGATGAAAGATAAGTCTTTTGTGCAGCAGTGGAATTCTACAAGTGACCCGAAGGCACGGCAGGATGCACGGGCACTTATGGCGAAATTGCAGCAAATGGCTCGGCCCGGATCAACTGAAATTCGGGCGGCAAAATAATACTTGACAAATAGGCGTTTAATCAGATAAAAGAAACATATGCGCGGGATGGGATAACGTCGAAAGGCGCCCCTCGCAACCCGCAATATAGCGCGGGCCCCCTCTGGGGACAACCCACAGTTGAAGCGTTTAACACACGTTAACCTTTTGCTTTGTGAGGTTGTCCCATGTCTGAACTACTGCCGAATCATTTTACCATTTCGTTTTCTTCGAATATCGAACTCAAGCTCCAACAGATGGGGTCGATGTTGCGTGGCACGGTGACGGAGGGGTCCTATGAAGGGAAATCCGCGTCCCCGGTCAACCAGTACAGCTCAATCGAAATGCAGGAAGTTACGAGCCGCTTTGCCCCAATGGGCCGGGTCGATTCTGTGCCGGATCGTCGGTGGGTCTCGCCGAAGGATTTCGATCTTCCTCAGTTGATCGATACGTTTGATAAGCTCAAAACGATCGTAGATCCAGAGTCGACCTTTGTTCAGAACGCGGTATTTGCCGCGGGTCGAAAGATCGATCGGGTTATTCTGGCGGCCACCACGGCGGCCGCGGCCACTGGGGAACAGGGCGCCGGGTCGACTTCATTTAATTCCAGCAACACCGTGACGGTCTCGGTCGGAGAAACGAACAGCCGATTGAACGTGCCGAAGCTGTTACAGTTGAAAGAGAAGATGCGCTCAAACTTTGTCGATTTTGATCGGGATGAAATCTATATCCCGCTCACGGCAAAGGATGAGTCCAACATGTTCGCGCAGATCCAAATCGTGAGCAAGGATTTTGCCGAAAAGCCGGTGCTGATGGAAGGGAAATTGCATTCCTTCCTAGGCTTCCGGTTTGTCTACTGCGAATTGACCGAAACGGTCATGTCTGCCGGTGGGGGCACGCGCATTGATATTCCCTGCTGGGCCAAGTCCGGCATGCACCTCGGCATGTGGAACGGCATTCAGAGTGACATCGATCGTCGGAAAGATTTGCAAGGGCTCCCGTGGCAGGCGTATGTGTACCTCTCGTGCGGGGCAACTCGGATCGAGGAAAACAAGGTGTACGTGGTGCAGTCATTTAGACCGTAAGAGGGGTACTGAGCTGACTTAACAAGCCTGTTGCTATAAGGAGGGTTGAGCCATGGCTGTTGTGACACCAAGTTCTGCGGCGATTGTGAATGCGAATGCTAATATTCACAATAACGCTCGTGTAGTGAAAAGCCCGCTCCTTGAAGGGGTGGGGATGTATGAAGTTGCGAACGGTGATTCGATCGCCTCGATTTACCGGTTGGTTCGGGTGCCGTCAAACGCCCGAATCTCGCAAATTTTGCTGTCGTGCGATGCCATTACCTCAGCCGCGGCTGATGTCGGCATTTATCAAACGGCCGGAAACGGCGGGGCTGTGGTTGATGTTGATTTCTTTGCGTCGGCGCAGTCGATCGCGTCGGCTCTGTTGAATACCGACATCACCAGTGAGGCGGATCCGGCGGATGCCGGCGCCGGGTTTGGCAAGGCGGATGCTGAAAAGGCTTTGTGGGAAGCTCTCGGCCTGACAGTGGATCCTGGGATAGAGTATGATATTGCCGCAACGTTGACGGCGGCTGCGACAGCGGCCGGTACCTTGTCTCTCAAGGCCCGGTACACGGTATAAGGGAGGGTAGCGCATGGCGGACCATTACTACGCGCTTGACAATGGGAGGAGTCTGGACCCGTCGAAAGTGACGACCGGTACGTCGTCGTCAGCGGCTCAGGCGATTGAACTCCGTACGCTCGATGGGGCAGGGTTAACCAGGATTGACGTTCTGTTAGCCCTTGACCAGTTGAAAGCGTACTTTCAGAATCACGCGCCAACGCCATAAGCCGGGCGCGGGCAAATTCAAGGGGCCTAGACTCGGCTTAGGGTCTAGGTCCCTTTTGTCTATGTGGGGGCTCCATGGCCGTTACACTCCTCAGCATTATCAATCTTGCGCTTCAACATGTCGGCGCCTCCCGAGTCGGGGCTATTGAGGATT